TCATCCCGAAATAATCACCTCATTAACGGGCTTCGCCTTTCCGCCTCCCGCCGTATAGCTAAGCGACACGGTGTCGATCTGGAACTCCGAAAAGATCGAGCGGATTTCAGGCACATCGTTGATTGACAGTATGAACCGGCCTGCCAGTCGCCCAAGGCGCTCTGCCATGACTTCGTATTGATCCCGGCTGAATAGCTCCTTGCCGTAATAGTCCCCAGTGCCCCAATAAGGCGGGTCTATGTAAAAGAGCGTTTCTGGCCGGTCGTACCGATCCACGAAGGCCAGCCAGTCAAGGTTCTCGATCACAACGCCCGCAAGCCGTTCGTGCACGTCCTGCAACAAGGGTGCGAGCGTCGTCAGATTGAAACGGGAGCCACGTTCCCGATCCACACCGAACGAACGGCCTGCAACCTTGCCGCCGAAGGTGAGCCGCTGCAGATAAAGGAAACGGGCAGCGCGCTCCAGATCGGTAAGCGTCGTCGGGTCGCTTGCCTTCAGCCTTTCGAACTCGCGGCGGCTTGTGATCTGGAAACGCAAGGTGTCCATAAACTGCGGATAATGCCGCTGAAGAATACGAAAGAGGTTCGCCACATCGCCCGATCGATCATTGATGAACTCGGCACGAGGCACCAAGGTTCGCCGGAAGAAAACACCACCCATCCCGACAAAAGGCTCGGCATAGAGCTTGTGCGGTACGGCATTGATCTGCTCGCAGATACGGCGGGCGAGTTGCTTCTTTCCGCCGATGTAGGCTGCTGGTGGCGAAACTGGATCGACGGTGGTGAAGGTTTCGTGGAAGTTCATGTGTACGGATATCCGAGAATCAGTCACAAGCCGCTTGCCCGAAAGGGCACGGATGCGACGGTTATCTCTAGCTGCTGTCGGGCGGGTTTCTATCTTGGCGGATTGGCCCGCCGCCACGAATTGACGTGGCCGTCCCTACTTCGGTACCTTCCGAAAAGTCACTTCACTCTTGGGGAAGAGCGGTGGGATATGGATATTTCCAGCTTGATTGAGATCGTTAAAGATGGTGGGGGAGCCGCTGATACTGTTTTCAAGGCGCTGAAAACAGCCAAGGAAGTATTCAAGAAGCCGCAACCGCTCACCAAGGCTGACATTGTTCCGGTCGAGAACGGACTTCTGGAAGCGATGGATCAAATTCTGCAACTCAAGCAGATGCAACTGGAACTTATCGATGCTCTCATAGCGCTCAAGCAACAGCAGCTGTCTCTGGACGAAGAACGCATTCGCATCAAGCAGTTTGAAGCGGACGCTAAAAACTACGTTCTGAAAGAAGTTTCTCCGCACTCTCGTGCCTATGTTCCGACTGCAGCTGTGGCAAGCGGAGAAAGCCCCCAATATCTTTGTGTTTCCTGCTTTGAACAGAAACAACGCTCGTTGCTCCAGTTTAAGGAACGCGATTTTCATTTTGATACGCTTCAATGTCCACAATGTTCGGGCACGATACGCGTCCCAAATGATGTCCGCATGGAAGTTCGAACAGTACGCGTCCCCAACAAATTTGACGGTTTCATCTAACCTTTCCGTCATTATTCTTTCCCCTTTTCAGGCGCTTCAAGCTCGATGCTGGTGGTGTAGGTGTCTTCAAAACGATGCTCGACGCTGGCGGCACGCCATTCGCCATCGAATTCCTTGCGGAAGCCCAGGGCATTGATCGGCGCGTCTGCCATGACTTCCGGCGTACCGGCCATAGTCAGCGAACCTTGGCCGGTCGCCCGCGCCAGCCGCGCGCCTTCGGCTTCCGCCGCTTTCTTCGCTTCCGCCTGGGAGGCATAAACCGTGCGCAAGCGGCGCGTCGGCCCCTCCAGGCCGGTGGCGTGTTCTTCATAAATTGTCTTGTTGCGGCGACGGTCGTACCAGCCAGCAGCCGCCTTCCCGTATTTCGGGCGCGGCTCGACCGAGAACTCGCCTTCGGAACAATCGCCCTTGGTGATGGTGATCGGCGGCAGGCTGCCACGCTTCAGGAACAGAAAGGTATTGTCCTTAATCGAGAACAGCGCGCCGGTGCGGTCAGCAAGGCGGGTCAGAAAATCGGCTGCTGATTGGTTGGTGCGGGCAATATAGTCCAGCTTGGTGTTCGCAAGCTCTGGACTGACCTTCGCCTTATAGCCATGGCGCTTGGCAAGCTGCTCAACGATCTGCCCGATCGTCGCGCCGTCGAAATGCTCCGAAAGCGGTTCCTTCACATCAGCGCGCAGCTCGGCGGACTTGCACGAGAAGGTCAGGCGCTCGCCATCGCTTCCAAAATTGTAGCTGGCGCGTTCAAAGACAAAGGTGCCCATCTTCCATGTGCCGACGCCCTTGAAACCAAAACGGATTTCAATCTTCGCACCCTTCTGCGGGATCTCGATCTCATTGCCGGTATCGTCAAACACCAGTTCCAGCGTGTCGGCGCTCTGCCCCGGTTCATCCCGAATGGTTGCGGAGATAAGGCGCTGATAAAAGGCATCGTGGACAGTTTTGCCCTCGATACTGACTTCGATAAACGGATGCGATCTATCCATCAGCCCCAAAGCCTCACAGTCTTGATCTCGGTGGAAATGGTCATTTCCGGCATGGTGATGACGGTGCCGCGTGGCAGAACGAGACCAAGCCGCGCCAGTCCCGGATTGGCCGCATAGGTGGCTTCCAGATAGCCCTTGAGCTTGGCGACCTGGACACGGTCGCCAATCCACCGCATGAGATAATCATAGCAGGCAAGATCAAGCGTCACATCTTCCAGATCGACCGTGACAGTTCCGGCAGGGATCAGGCGCACAGTCATCCGAACAGCCCCACCGGCTTGCCGTCGCCCGAAAACGGCGCAACCTCGATCGAGAACTCGATCTTGCGGCCAAAGCCCTGCCGGTTGATCAGAGATTGCGTGTCCTGGACGTTGAGGATGACGACGCGGCCAAACAAAGTCGCGGCCATGGAAAGGCCGGTCGCCCAGCCGAGCATCAAAACAGGCTGCGCTGCGGCCTGCGTGGCGCGGATCGCCTCATATTCGGCACGGCCTCCCATTTCGTCAGGATAAAGCAGGCCGGTAATGGTGAGCCGGTCATCGCCATAGCCGGTAAACTGGCGACCAGGACGTCCGCCGAAACGGCTGATCGACGGCCACAGCGCCTCGGTGCTGCGCTCGATCTGCTGGAAATTCAACGGCGCGATCTCGAAAATATGAGGTCCAAGCGCGAGCAATGGCGTGCCCATCTATTCGGTTCCTCCATGCAAAGCCCCGGATTTTCCGCTCATCAGTTGCGCGCCGCGTCGGCCAAACTCGGCCCCTGCGGCCTTCACGGCAGCCTGTGGATCGGAAACACCGGTAATGTGGATCGGACCTACATTCAGATTTGGCGTCTGGCCGTTGACCACCGTAATCGTCTGATCGACCTTGGCGTCACCGAGTGGATTGCTAACGTTTGCAAGTGGAGCTTCACCGCTGTTAATTCCAGGCGGCGCAAGCGCGCCCGCACTGGAATTCACGGCATCCTTGACCACATTGACGCCCTTACCGACAATTCCCATGAGATAGGTCAACCACTCCGGCGGCGTCGGCCAATTGATCTTGAGATCAAAATTCAACAGCCCCTTAAGCCAAGCGATCTGTTCGTTGAACCAGGTCTCAATCTCCTTCCAGAGCGATTGCAAGCCGTCCCGCAGCGAACCCATCCAGCTCACGCCAAAGTCATAGAACTGCTTGGCCTTGGCCTTTCCCCAAGCCGAAAGAGCCTCGGCGGGAACGACGCCTTGCTCCAGCCCCATCATGGCATTGGCACGATCCTTCATGCCCTGCCACATCTGGCCGAACCAGCTTTTCTCCACGTCCTTTTCGATCTTTTTCCAGCGCTCATGGTTTTTGCGCACCTGTTCCATGCGCTCTTCCGGTGTGCGGCCAAGATCATCAAGAATTTCAAAACCAAGGGTCCATATCCACGAAGCGGCCATCATACGGCGAACAGCCGTCGCCATCGTTCGGGCGCGACCCTGCGTAGCGATAATCTGACGGCTGGCTTGAGCCGCCCCTGATGCAATGCCTCGCAATCCGGCTGCAACCACGCGCGAGGTGGACGCCAGCAATCCAAACGCACGACGCGCAGCAACCGCTCCCAGCCGTATCAAAAGCCAACCCTTGGCAACGTTACGGCCTGCGCTGTTGAATTTCAGGAAGAAGCCGAGCAGCGGCAAAATGCCTGCACGCATGCCGGCGAAGACGACGCCTAACACCTTGCCCGCGATCGAAAGCCCCATGAGCGCGGCGATTGCAGTCACAAGGTACTTGGTGAGTTCTGGATTGACCGTGGCCCATTCCGCAAATCGGTCGATGATCGCACCGACCTGTGTCGCCAGTTCAAGCAGGGTCGGCAATAGCTGATCACCGATGACGATAGCGCCACGGTTCAGCTTATTGACCAGAAGCTCCCACTTTTTGACTGCGCCTTCTGCCTGTTTGGCGGCCTCCTCGGTGGCCGAACCGGCATAATCGCTCTGGTTGGCTACCAGTTGCAGGGCCTTTGCCAGAAGCTGCGGATTGTCGATAAGCTTGGCAAAATCCTTGTAATAATCCTGGCCGACGATGTCTTTGAGCGCGGCCTTACCCTCATCGCCCTTCGATGCCAGCAATTCAAAGAATTTCAGGAGCGCGGTTGGGCCTTCGTTTTGAATATCCTTCAGGAGTTTCTCTCGCGAAACACCGATTTCTTCGAATGCTGCATCAATCTTCTTGCCACCGGCCAAAACGCGGGTTGAGAAGGCAACCATGCCACGAGCCGCCGTTTCGGGAACGGAACCGGCTGCAACCATTGCCGTACCGATCGCCGCCATCTGAACGGCAGACAATTTCAATGTACCGGCTGCGGCATTGGCCCGGTTGGTGAAATTCGTGATCTGTTCGGCCTTTGCGGCCATATTATTCGACAGATGGTTCGTCGCATCGCCCAGGTCTTCTATGCCTTCCTGGTTAAGCTTATAGACGTTGCGAAGCTTGGCGAAGCGCTCGCCGATTTCTTTCCCCGCCATATCGAACGCGACAGAAGCCTTGGCGACATAGGTCGAGAATGCCTCCAGTTCCTCTTGCGGAACATCGCCTTGTGCGGCTTCCGACATAAGTTCAAGCAGGTCTTTTGCGGCGATAGGAATAAGCGCGCTCGTGTCGAGAGCAAACTTGCGCAACTGTTGGATACGCTCGACCGGAAGATCATTGAGGACTTTTTCCAGCCCCTTCATGGACTGGTCAAATTGCGCTGCCTTGATGACAGGCGCGCCGATGGCGAGCGCCTGACCGAATGCCCCAAGCAGCTTTCCGCGCGCCTGGGACAGCTTTATTTCCGCGTTCTTGGTCGCAGCCTCGATATTGTCGATCGAGAAGCCGGACTTCAACGCATCGGACGCGCCGCTTTTGAAGCGGTTGATGCCGGAACCAATGTTCTCCAGCGCCCCGCGCACTTTCTGCGCGGGGCCGGTGAACTGGTCAACCAACCGGATTAGAAGTGAAACGTCCATATCATTCGTCCGGTTTCGCGCCACGGCCTGTCAGGCGAGGAATTTCCGCCCGATAGGCAAGCATTTCCGCCCAGGGGAGCTGGTCTATGTCGTCAGGTCGCCAGCGGAAGCAGGCAGCGATGTCTGCCCCGAATTCGAAGACGCGAAAGAGCGGAGTGCCGGAAAAAAATCGAGAAAGCCTTCCGCAAACTTCATGAGGTCAAGCGGATCGATCTCATCGATGAACTCAGGCTTTTCATTGCACATGCTGGCGATGATGCTGGTCAGCTCATCTAGCGTTTCGCGAACAAACAAGGCGCTGATGACGTCAACGGCAAGCTTGGCAACGTCCACGTTGTCCTTGTCGATCTTGACCGCCGACGGCTCCTGCTCGCCGATAATGCCCTTCAACACATCGGCGCCGAGCAAGACTGCAAGCCGCTTGACGTGAATCGTGCGCGGGCGGCGCATTGTGACAGTATCGCGGGAGGCTTCCTTGCCGTCTTCGCCTTTCACCGGCACCGGGAAATCGAGTTTGATTTTTACTTCAAGTTTTGGCGTGGGCTTGGTCACTTCGTTTCTCCCTTAACCGAACAGAATGCGGCGGCGCGCGGTGTTGTACGGCTGGAAATTCCAGATATCCCAGCCGCCTTTCTTGAATGAGAAACGATGCATGATCTGGTTGTCCCAATACTCGGTATAGGTCCAGATACCGTTGATCTCGTGGTCATAACCGGTGGCCTTGCCACCTGACATTTCTTCGCCCTCAACCTTGCTCAAGCGCCCCTGCACATCGATGGCGTGCTCATGTTCCTTTCCGTCCTCTTCGGAAATGATGAGCTTGCGACCAGTGAAGGGATAGCGGATGCCGGGAGCGCCACCGAACAAGGCGATTGTTTCCGGCGTGTGGCTCTTGATCTTGAAAGGCATGGTGAACGGCTTGACGCCCAGGCCGGTGATGTTGATCGCCATATCGCTGCCGCCTGGCTGGAATTCTTCGGTGTTTTCTTCCAGCGTCGGCAGCTTCATGGTCTCGATATCGAGCGCCAGATTGGTGTTGTCGTTCACATAGAGCGTAAAGCCCCGGATGATGCGCAAAGTCATGGGTAGCTCCCGTTAGGCCGCGACCACGTCGCTGAGATTGACGGAGAAAGAGACCGAGGTACGACGCTGAATATCGGCGGCGAGGTTGTCGAAATATTTTTCGTTGCGGCGCGAACCGAAGATCAGGTCTTCAAGCGGCGGGGCTTCCTCGGCATCGAACTCGACACGCAGCTTGCCGTCCCGCAAGGAGGCGTTCGTATTGGTCTCCCGTTCCCAGAATGCCCGACCACCAAGAATGGCTCCGGCAACCGTCAACTCGTCCAGAGACTCCTGAAGCGAACGCATGACGGCCATCACATGCTGAGCTTCTAAATTTGCATCATTCGCCCAGCGGAAAGACCGGATGATGGTCTTCTCGATCGTGGCACGGGTACGCACCACATTGATGAATTTCCAAAGCGGATCATCGGACGTGGTGCGATTGCCCCAAAGAATGCGGCCATTGGCGGCAAACTGCCCGCCAATGCCCTGAACCAGACGCGCTGGAATGAAGGTGGCGATGCCCGCTTCGTTCAAAAGATTGGCTTCGTGATCGATCTCGCCGTCAAAATAGGTGATCGGGCGCGCAGTGCCGAGAATGCCAAGCGTTTCCTGATTGGAGGGAGACCAGTACGGCCCGCCCTTTTCTTTGTCGCGCTTGATAATCAGCCCGGCAGCAAAGGGCGAAGCGGGCTTGGTGACGATATCCGTGCCGCTGGCAACCCGTACGAACGGATCAAGCAGGTAGCAATAACGCGATGCAAAATCGGCCCGATATTCGAGGCTCTTTTCCCGTGTCGGTCCACCGGTGTCGAGCACAGCAACAGCACGGAGCTTTTCGGCGACCTGTTGCAGCGCATCGGCAAGCGGGTTTTTGGCGTTGTCCACGCGACCGGCTGAATGGCCCGGTGCGAGCAGAATATCAGGCTCAACACCGACATGGCCGAGCGCATAGGAAAGCGCATGAACGCCCGTCATGCTCGCAGCAGAGCCGATCAGGTTCGCCATCGTGGCTTCAGGCGTTGCACCTTCCTCGACGCGGCTGAATACCAGCATTGCTTCCACGCCCTGGGCACGAACCGCATTGACAATGTCGATTGCAGTGCCGGTGGTTCCGAGCGCAGCAACTTTGTCGGCCTCGTGGGTATAGAATGCCACCGGCTCACTGACAGGAAAAACCTTCGGATCAGCATCAGGCGCGATTACGGCAGCACCGATGGTCGAAACGTCCGCAACTTCCATTGAGCGGGCTTCGGAACCCACCGAAATGACGCGGGTGCCATGGTTGAAAGATGAAGTGGCCATTAAGTGTCTCCAAAACCCGTTCTAAAGGGCGCTTAAAACCGTCTTGGAGAGAATAATCAGGCCATAAAACAAAACGCCCCTGACAGTGTCAGGGGCGGTCAGAGACTGATCCGATCAGAAGGTCGGTGGCATATTAGGCAGAATATTCGCATTCGCCAAGATCATTGTCATAACTAGGCGCAAAGGCCAGGCGGGGCGGGCAAAGAAAAAGCCGCCCGGAAGCGGCAGTTGTGAGCAAAATTGGGGCTGTTCGCCGGTAAATGCAATGAGCTTGATTGCGGGCATAATTCATCTCTCGAAAGAGGCACATCATGCGCCGAGCCTTTTTGTATCAGACGATCCGCCGCTGATCAAACGAACGCGCGAACGGCACGCGCTGCCAGCGCTTCTCGGTGGTGATGTTCACCCATATACCCCAAATGCCGATCCTGACACGCCGAAATACTCGCATCGTCTCGCGCAGGAGCCGCGAGGGGAGTGTCGGCCGCACATAGGTCTGTTTGCGTTCGGCGTTGAGCGTGCTTGTCAGTCCGGCCTGCCGGCACAGCGCCGGGGTGCATTGATAAATCACCAACTGTTCGAATATCCCGAAGGCCGGATTGAAAAGGAAATGGTCGATCGGAGCCGATACCTTTTCCATCTTCGCGACAATGCGTTTGGCGGCGTCTCGCGACACGATATAGCCAGCGGAAAGAATATGGGTGCTGTGCAGGCGTGCAATGGAATACTGCGATTCCGAACAGGCAACGGGCCTGTCAATAAGCACCTTCTTGCCCTGCGTTTCGATTTTCACAATATCCGCATCGCGCGGAATCCAGTCTGACCGCGTCAGAAGGTCGGCGGCGTCGGCGGCGAAGGCGATATCGTCCTCAACGACAATGGCGAAAGGCTCGCTTCCTGCCGCGATGGCCTCCAGGCAACGCCGATGACTGAAGAAGCAGCCAATTTCGGCTGGCGTCAGGCCGGGCTTCCAGCGCCGGTCAGGCGCCGACGCGGCTGCAATTTCCGAAGCCGAGAGCGCGCGGCCATCGAAAGCGCTGATGCGTTCAAATTCGATGCCCAACCGCGCGAACTGATGCGCCATATGTGTGAGACGATCCTCGGACCGATCGAGATTAATCAGATAGCATTTCATGCGAGACCCCAAGAGCATCAACTCATAAGGGTGTCTCAACCGGGCGTCAATCAGGCAGGAAGGGTTCTGTTTACCACATCGCGTCGATGTCCTCAGGCGAAAGTCCGAACATCGCTCCAATTTCGTCGATCAGTGGATCGAGCCGGCTGAATTCGGTAGGATATTCCCACGCATTCAGCGCTTTTGCTCGCAATTTTGGGTCCGAAATCCGATTGATCTGCGCCGTCACATCTTCCGGCATGATATTGTTATCGATCAGTCTATCGCGAAATTCGCGGGGCGTCCGCGTCGGCATCATGGCCCGCTTTTCTGCCGCCGTCAGCTCTGGCGGCGGAACGTATGGGGCAATGGGACCATGAACGCCATCTTGCAATTCGCGCCACAGCTTCATTCCGTAGGGCGTATCGGTACGATGCCCGACTGCATAGGGAAGCTTTCCCATGCCTTCCACGGTCACGTCGCACACAATCGAGAAATGATCCGCATCATGCCAACGCGGATTTTCTACCTTCGTGAAAACAATTTCGTCCATCAGATTACCTTCGCGCACAGGACAAGGTTGCCATAGTTCCCTTGCGGATATGGATTGACGTTCGTATGACCGAGCAGTCTCCACGCCCCATCGGCACTGAACGTGCTCTGAATAGTTACGCGGTCATTGTTTGATCCGCCGACTGTCAAGCTGGCATAGGCCAAATCCGCACCGTTAATTACATCGTTGGGATTGAATTGCATGCCGGGGCGAATACGCATCAATGACAGCCGACCAGCATAGCAAAGCTCGCGCACCTGCTGGATAGCATGTGCATACGCCCTGTCGTTGGCATAATCGTTGGCACGCTTCTCGATTTGAGCGTTGATCGCTTGAAAAGCATATCGAGAACCCCAACCCGCCCAAATGGAGCCTTCTACGTTGCCATCAATGTGTAGAGTGGCATTGCCATTCGCCGCATAAACCGCTCCTCCTGAATAGCTCGCGCCTGGTGCCCGGAATGACCCATCCGTTTGGAAGCGGAACTCCTGGCCATTCACCCATGCATAAGCTGCGCCGTTTGCTCGTTGCCCGAACTCGGAATACCAGTTCTGATCGCGGGTGTGAAAGTTGATCCAACTATCACCGTCACCAGTGTTACGGAATACTCCGCGTTGGGATCCTTCACCGGAAACCGTGAGAATACCTTGTATCGTTCCGCCGACGAGTTTGAGATAGCGCCCATCAAAAAATGCCTGAAGTGCCGCCTTGATATTCCCCCATGTCGTTTTGAACATGGTTGAGCCACCGGCAAGAACTCCGCCGAGAAAATCGCCATCGTCTGGCGTTTCCTTGCTATTCGCACCGGCCATCGCTGCGCCAACGGTTGCTGTCGTTGTCAGGGCTGGCAGCTGCCCGCTTGGAACCTTGCCGGTACTGTCCAGGCTGGCAACGCCATTTGCCTGCCCCTTGTCTGCTGTGCCGAGGGCATCAAGATTGGAGCGGCCCTGTGCTTTTTGGGCGAGGGTGAATGGCTGTGCGGCATCGACACGCAAACGGAAGCCAAGCGCCGTACTGACGGTCCCTGCAAAATTAGGATCGTTGCCGAGTGCGTCGGCCAGTTCCTTCAAGGTATCGAGGGCCGTGCCGGAACCGTTGACCAGACCGTCAACCGCTTGCCGGATAGCGTCGGCCACTTCATCCGCCGTCATGCCATCCGTAATACCGTAGCCTGCAAGGGTCGTGGGCCTTCCAGTCAGTTCACCAAAAGCGTGCTCATGCGCAAGATAGGCATCTTCAAACGCCTTGATCTTGCTGTCCACCTCATCGAAGACCGAAGCCGTCTTGGTCGTCTCGATGATCTGCGAAGCCCCATAAGGGTTGGGCAAATCCCACTGATAATTTGTCGTTTTCGCCATCTATCACACCTTTGAGAGCAACATGCGCATTCCGCTGATCTCCGGGCGCGCGGCTGGCGTGCCCGTAAGAACGATCTTGGTTTGCGCATCGAGGTTTTCTGCCGGATAGGCCGAACGAATGTAGGTCTGTTCGACAACCCCATCGCCAAGCGGAACCGCGCTGGAAACGCTGACCTGCTCATAATTCCCCGGCATCCCGATATGAACCTGAACGCCTGCCCCTGCGGGCAACAGAGCGTCGAATGTGACAAGCACATTGTTGGCGTCAGCCGCATCGATTGCCCGCGTATAGTAATCGCCGGTCGGCTGAAGCTCGCCTTCGATGATCTGCACGTCAGGAAACAGGAACGGCGTCACGATTTCCGTCCCGCGCAACACCGCTTCGACCTGAATGGTCTCATTCTGGATATATTCATCGAAGCGGATGGTCTGCGACGGAGAAGAAATAATGACTTCACCATTCGGCCTGGTCAGCCTGATCGCCACGTCAACGGACGGATCGGGATATTCCACACCAGCCCGCACGATAACATCTGACATTTTCGTGGCCTTGAAAGCCCCGATCGGGACGACCTTTTCAACCGGCTCAAACCGGCAGCCAAGAAGCTCAAACCACAGGTCTGCTTCATTATGGACCGTCCATGTCGAGGCATTGGACGACGACAGAAGTACACCGATGGTAAAAGGCTGTTCGGAAATAATGGCATTCGTATCGAGGTCGATCTTGCCAATTTCTGCCACGAACAGAGAATGTTCGGCATCATCGGTCAAGACCACAACGGAATATTCCCGGGCACCCGGAATAAACACCGGATATTTGAACCGAGCCGTAAAGATTCCCCCCTCATGCAAGTCAGTCCCCGGCACAAAGGCTTCCGCAATCACGGTAGAGGTCGGCAAGCCCACCTCGACCGTCCTGATCTGCACCAGGATGGAGTTAGACGGTGCGCCGACCTTCGCGCACATGAGGCGGATACCGGACAAACACCAGGCCCGTGCCAGCGTGAAGGTTTGTGCCAACGGATCGTGACCGGCGCCGCCATCACTCCCCGTATCTCGCCGAACCGGCTGTGCATTATTGACGTTCGTGATGTTGTTGGTGACGTTGGTTACATTGGTGACGTTGTTGATGACGGTATTGTTGATAACCGGCTGCGGCAGCGTATCCGTGGTCGTTTCCATGGATGACGTTAGCCGGTATTCTTCAACCGTGATCGAACCGCGCGCCACATAACCGCATCCGGCAACCGTGCCAGCCGACCCTTCAAAGAAGATCGACTTCGAACCAGTCGGCACATTGGCCGGGATGGTGAAGCTTCCGGTAATGACGCCATTTTCATCAGCAGGACCAGAAACGGTAGGCGTAACCTCAACCCCGTCGAAATCGACATAGATCAATGTTTCGGCTTCAATGAAGCCTTCCAGCCGGAACTTTAATTCGCGGGTGCGAATAAATTCCGCCTGCACGATATGTTCGCCGATCTTCTCCACACGCTGTTCGAGCGATATGCCAGTGATGAAATCACCTTCATCCGCTTCAAAAGCCTGTGTTTCGGGCGAAGTCCATGTTGTCTGCCGGTCGGTCCAGATATCAGTTGACGGCTCCACACTTGCTCGTCCCGGCATCGGCGTGAATGTCTGGTACGGATTGATCTTCTTGAAACCACTGCGCTTGGTCTGGCTGATAACAGCCACTTCCGTGAAATCCAGATGATGGATGCCGACAAGGGCGGGGAACTCATGCAGCCTTGGCGTGATTAGCAGGCGCATCTTGCCGCCGAAGACCGCAGCCGTTTGTGCAATACCCTGATCGCGCATGGCGTCATTGCGCAGCGGATCGACAAACAGCCCCCGCTTGGCACCCACATCGCGGGCGGAAACATCATTCTTAAGGCGCTCCTGCGCGACAAGATCGTACACATCGATCAGCATCCGCCGCATGTCCTGAATTTGGTCATAGGGCATATTGCGGGTGCCGGTCTGCTCAACGATGGGCTTGCGGCCCCAATCATTGCCGATCCGGGCAAGCTCAATCATCGCTTCCGAAATGACCGGAGGGCGCGGGCGCGATACGGCAGAAACCCCCGTGACATAAACCATTGCCCCAGACATATCCATGCACACGGCATCAATACGCGGTAGCTTGTAGGCATAGTCGATCAGGACATTTGTGTCTTTCGCAGCCCCCGTCACCTTCACAGTATCGCGCGTCACCGCATCCGGTTCCACGTTTTCATTGTAGCGATACTTGACCGTATAGGAGCTGCCGGGGGAAGGCTCCTTGCCCGATGGCGACCAGTCGATCTGCCCCTGCGAAAGCAGGAAATCCGCTGGCGTCGTATAGACCGTGGAGCCTTGTTTGATTTCAAGGATTGCGGTCACGGATGAATGCTGAAGCGGATCAACCGCCCCGGTATAGGGGCCATGCAGTACGCTTTCGGCCGTTTCCTTTTCAATCGTCACCCGACGCACGGAGCTTATGGGGGATTTGGAGACGGTGAAGGTCTGTGTCCCACCCGTTGCCACCGTGAATGGATGCGGTTCGGCATCCACATTGCGAAGGTCAGGCTTTTCATCCACATCAAAGCGCATGGCCTGGCGGCGCACAATACGGCGACCATTCACATAGGCCGTGCCTTCAGACACGGAAAACACCTGTTTGCCATCACCATCCGGGCCAATGCCGGTGATAAGAAACCCGTTATTGACAAAGGAACCATTGCTTTCACCGGAATATATTTCGATAGCCTTGTAGATTTCCGAGAAATCAATGTTGGTGGATGTGGTGAGAATGACGCCATCGCGCACCTGAAATATCGACAATAACGGATCTGGACTGCCATCAAGCGAGTATCCCCAAGTGACCGTGATCTCGACGCGGGCCGGTCCTTCTTCCATATAGGCTTCGGTGCCTGGAATGGAACCTTTCAGGCTTGCATCCTCGACATCATCGACCAGGCGCTCACTGGAGCGAACGCCGATAGTCAGGTCGCCCTTGCTCGGCAGCACAAAAGTTGCCGCATCCACGTCATGCACGATGCCAGCAATGTAGATTGGGCAAGCTGGAAGATGGACGCGGATATGATCCTCATCGGCTTCTTCGACAACAGGGTACTGGCCGTCCATGATCCGGCCATCCTGCAAGATATAGTCCAGCCCGCGCCGCGTATGGTCGAGCGCACGCGACTGCATTTCATTGAGATCAGCAGATTGCAAATAAAGACCCTGACCGTCACGGCCAAAATCCTGATAGGCAATCGCGTGCTGACGGCGCGAGCGTTCGTATCGGTCGCTGAAGCCGGGCCGCTTGATGATGCTGCTCATATGGAACGCCTCACGTAGTCACGATGTAGTTGAAGGACTGGCCGATAGAGCCGTCTCGAATAATCGGCGGGAAACGGTCGGTTTCGATCATAGTGCCGAAACTGGTCACGTTGGCCTTGGGAATATATGTCTGGCCTGCCGGTACGGATGTTGCGAGCTTGGTGCCGACGAAAATGCCCGTTTCGCGCAGGGTCGTTCCTTGCGCGTCGGCAAGATCAAGCTGAAAACTCACAAACAAATGAGCCGTTGGCGTGTCGCTTTTTTTGTAGCGTGCACCGTCTGCCATCGCGATAGATCCCGTTGGATCTGGAGCAACGAAATATTTATCTCGCACACTGGTAACGCCCACTATATCGGCCAGGTCAGTCAGTCCCGACAAGGCCGCGTCCTGCGCAGCTTGTTCTGCCGGTGTGGCTGGTGGCAGCACACTATCCCAAGTGGCATCGCCCTGACCAACGGCAAGGAAAAATGTCATGTCGTAGAGCGATTGTGCCAACACAATACGCCCGCCTTGAGTGAAGACAGCCATCAGGTAATTCTCTTTTGGACACGCGGCACCGGAGCGCCAAACGGTTGGTGGACGAAGGGCGCGTTCTGGAAAGGAACGGTTGCCGGGTTTTGGTAATCGACGTGGATCGCGGCAGTTGAGGCGAAACGCGCAGATGTCTGGCTCACAGGAACCTGCGCATCCACTGTGCGCACCATCAGGATATGTTGACTGTCGAGGACGACGATATCCTCCGGCGAAGCGTCAACAATCACCTTGTTATTGACCCGCAGCGACAATACAGGCTCACCGGGAGCGCGGCGGATGCCGGACCAGTTATTGAGATAGGCGCCGCCATTCAGGCGATGGGTATTGATGCGGAATGCCCGCACATCCCAACCAGCCGTGACGCGGGCAAACTCCGAACGGAGCGGTTTTGAAGCCTTCACAAGCTTCGTCATCGGCGTGACGAAATCGGTGTTTCTCACTTCAAAGGGCAAGTGAACCTGAAACCACCACCACTTACGCGCCTTGACCGGGAATTCCTCAATATCACCGTCATGATTGATCCAGCCAAGGGCCTTATGTAGTGCGGCGGATGTGCCGATGATGCGCTGCCATTGAATACCTGCTCTCAAAATTTCGCGCGGGTCGCGCAGATAGTCCTCAATTTCCGTCAACCCATATTCCGCGATCAAATACGGCACTATTCTGTCGGGCGGATTGAACTTGAAGGCGTGTAGCGCCTCGATCGACGGAACAAGCTCCGGCCTGCGGTCCAGAGACTCGGACATGGCCCGTTCATATCGGTTGGCGTTCTGCGGCTGGTGGTGATGACGCTCGATCAATAGTCACGCCCCATGTACTGAAGCTCTATTTTATCGAGCGCAATTGCGGTGCCTGGAGCGGCAATCACCGACACGGCAGGCTCCAGCAATTCGACCCTTTTGACGCCCGGCGCGTGCAACTTGCCTTCGATCCATGACCGCTCCAGATCGAAACCAATCCCGGTTTCCTTTGCCCAGGCATCGCGCAGGCCGTTTTCCAGATAGGTTTCATTGACAACCGAGGATGCAGCCGGAAGCAGCCAGTAATTGGCCTTGATGGAAACAATCTGCGTCACGGCAGGCTCAACAATCAGCGTGTCGTTGAGAAGGCGCACCGTATCGCTCTGTACCTCTGCGCTGACAGCATCGAGCATGGCCTGATCGGGAATGCCGCCGTTAACACTGGACAAGACCGCAATATGAATGATCGGCCAGAAAGGCTCGCGATAGACGGCAACGTCACGAATGCGCACATCCGTGCGGCGCGCTGCCGCCGCGTACCAATAGGCCGAGCCACCGGGCGAGCGCGCCTTGATCGAAAGTGCCGTCCGCTCACGCAGGGCATCGTCCAGCTCGCCGGGCAGACGGAACACGTCATAGAAGGCGGCAACGTGGTCCAGGTCTGTCCCCATCGCAAAAGGCAACAGATTGGAGGCGGCGGCGTCATTGATGGCGGCGCGCAGGCCGGTTTCACGACCGGCGTTAATCTCGTGCTGGATGACAGCCGGGTCATAAGCTGTCCGATCGACATCGTAATCGACACCATAAGCCGCCGACCGTTCCTTGAAATCCAGCAATGTGGTTTCAACGATCGCTTCCGCATCCAGCGGCTTGATCATTTCCGGCTTTGGCAAGCCCTCAAACACGCTGATGGCGCTCATAGGATAGCTCCTGTCTGGTCGAGCCGCGCCGATTTGCGTTCCTGAAGGGAATAATCGCCGAGGTGGCCGCGCGGGTAAAAAATGCCATCGAGGAGGAACACGAACCGACCCGAAGGACCGTATTCCACCATCTCGATTGTCTGGAGGCTGAAGCCGGGTTCCCCACTGATCGGATCGTTTAACGCTTCCGCGATCGACATATAGACCTTGAAGATGGTCATGGCGTCGGCGTTCTGATCCTGCATTTCAGGGACGAGCGAGCCGATATAGGCGCGCAGCATACGGGTACGAAAACGCGTGGTCAGGCATTTGCCGATCGACTGGACGCAATGCGCCCAGCCGGTCAAAAGCTTGCCTGTTTGAGCGTCGATACCCGTTCGCATCGTCAAGCCTTCTTCGGCTTGCCAGCTGCAGGGTCCGCTTCCGCGACCGTACCGGGCCGTCTGATCTCTCCCGCGATCAGCGGATAATATGCCTGATCCTCGGTCAAGCTGATCGGCTTGCCAGCGCCGGGGTTGCGTTCACCGGCAACGAACGATCCGGCCTTTTCAGTCACTTCAAACTTGTTTTTAATGCCCATCTAAAGGCCCTTTCATTCGTTGGGTTCTCTGGTGTTGCTACCACCACGCTCGACACCGCCGTGGGTGTGGGTGTCACCAATATTTTTCTCGTTGTGCTTGAGATTTTTGCTCTTGTGGATGATGTCGTCGGCTTCGATGACAGCAACGCCGTTTTCAAAACGCAGCGCACAGCGGCCGTGCGCAATCACCAACTCGCCATTCTTGGCCGGGTTCTTCGCGTCATCGGTGTAGCCGTCGCGGATGGCGATCGACTGACTGCCAAGCTCGCCGTTGGGCGAAAACAGGCGGATCGGGTCACCGATCGCGACGGGGAAATGCGTGCCAGTCGACCCTGCAGCCTCCTGCACCTGCACCCACGGCGAAAGAAACGGCTTGCCAGTGCGGCTATCTTCAGGCTGCAACTCAAGCCGCACGCGGTCGCCATCGATGGCGACAACCTTGCCGGTCATGTGCGAAGCCGCAAGGCGGCGCTCCAGATCATCAATCGACTTACGCAAGGACAGCAACTCTCTGACAATAATGTCGGTCATGGCCGCACCTCGACCAGCTCGTCATTGATGTAGAGTTCAGAGAAAACAACGCCGTCCTGGTCAAAAATATTCTGGCCAAGCTGGTGCAGCTCTTGCGTCCACTCCACGGCGATAATCGACACACCCTTCGATTTGATCGCTGCCGAAATAACCGGCTGGATGGAAACAGCCTGCGGGGTGCCGAGCTTGAGAAGCCCGAACATCTGGCTTGTGTGCAGAGACACGGCAATGGCTTCCGCGATCGCCCATGCTTGTTCGTCGCGGTCCTTGCCCTCCGTGACAGCGAAGGCCGCGCAAGACATTGTCCCTTCCGCCTGACCGGACCCGGTATGCTTGAGCTTCCCATGCAGCAGACCGACACGAACGCCGGGTGTGCGAATGCTGGTCGTTTCCAATTCGTCCAGGTTGAAGCGACCGAACTGCGATTCACATTCGCGCAATTCGGGCAACGCCTTCTTGATGGTGTCCACAACGGCAGCGCGGAACTCATTGATGCGGGACTGGCGTTTGCTCATTGGACAAGCCTTTTTATCCAGTCTTCAGCTGCATCGACAATTTCGGTCTGGTTCGCTGGCGACAGGCCAAGATAGCGACGGGCCGGGATGGTGACGCTTTGAACCAGGCGCATCATATTGCCGATCATGAAGGCGAGCGCCTTGGCGGTCTTGGGCCGGATCGTGCCGCCCAACTGGTGGATGCGCGCATAAACGAGCGCCGAGCCGATCATGACGCTATCGGGTGTCGCAATATAGTCGATCGAGCGGGACAGCGCGCCGGTCCGATAAAGGATGCTGGTCCGGGTGATGTTCGGTTTCCATGCCGCACCTTCGGGCGAGCGCTTCTCTTCCTCGATGCGGCTCCGGGTCTGCTCCTGGACGAGCCTGCCGATGCCCTCCGAAAGTTCCTGCCTCGGTGCATGGGCGATCCCATCGACCAGGCTCAATGCGGCTTCAAGGCCGGTCTCGCGGATTTCAAGCGCAACGCCGCTCATGGTAGCGTCCTCCGCGAGAACACGCGGGAATTGGCCGAGAACGCAGCGCCACCGGCTGAACTGCCGGGATCGGTTGAAACACGCGGCTCGTCAGCACCAAGGCCAGCCTTGCCGTCCGCGATGCGCTGCAGCAGCTCGCGCGCCCACTTGTAGCGATCCTCGATCGTATTGGTGAGTGCGGAATGCCGGTTCGCCAGCTTATAGACGGCAATATCGGCGGTAGGCGACTTCAGGACGCCCGGCGCGGAAGGAAGCGGCAGCGGATAGCGCGCCGAGAGATAGACATCAACTTCCTTGCTGGCGATATCGAGCGCGGACAGGATCGAGGCATCAGCATCCACACCTTCAGGCAGGATGTCGCCAACGAACTCGACGCCCCAAAGCTCCTCGATGTCTGCCCGCGTTGCGTAAATCATGATCCTGCCTTCAAAATTGGTGGGGGTGTTTGCACTTCGCTGACGCTGGCCGCCCCCTGCGGCCCATTCCTCAAGAGGATGAAACTCAAATCGCGCCGATGGCTTCCAGTTCGTCGAAAACGTCGTCTTCTTCATCAATCGGCAGGCGGGCACCCGGCTTGTAAGTCTTGTCATCCAGGCGGATTTCGCAGCGGGCAACCGGCCCGTTTGCTTCCAACCGTACCAATGCTTCCGCCTCTGCTTTTGCCTTGGCGGCGGCGTCATTGTCACCGCCCTTATTCTGGTTTTCGTTTGGCTTGCTCATGTCTCTTTCCCTCAAGCAGATGGTCGGCCTGAATGGCCGACCGTTTGAAACGACCGGCTGGCCGATCAGATGGGATTGGTGATGATGACGCCCACGTCCTTGGCGCAGATCAGTTCCTTGACGCGCTCACCCACCCGGATGCGCTCGCCACCTTCAAGGCCGATATCGGGGTCTTCGATCGAACCGGAAATGCGGTTGCCGTATTCAGCCGTAAAGCCGAAGGTGACGTTATAATCCGTGCTTGACCGCTTGGCGGTGTCGACGAAATTAAGCTGGATAGAGTTGCCCCACACACGTTCAAGGCGCGGTTCCTGCCCCTTGCGGGTGGTGTTAAGCAGCGCTTCACCGATCAGGATGCTTTCGGGCGACAACTCGAAAAGTTCTGCAAACTGCGCCTTGGTGATTGCACCGTCCTCGGTCAACCCGCCCTTGACCGCCTTGATCAGACGCGGGTGGCGCTTCAGCTTGCTCCAGACGGCAAAGCCCATAGAAATGCGGTTCGGACGATAAACAAGCGTCTTTCCCATCGCGTCATCAATGACACCATAAGGGTCCGAATTGGTGTAGTCCGAGAACTTGGCCGTGCCCGCGAGCGCTATGCGCTTGTCGGCAGCATAATTGTTCGGGTTCTGCATCAGGCGCGCAACGCGCACTTCGCGGTCAAGCTCGATCAGGTTGGTCAAGCCTTCGACAGCCGAGGCGCGAGGATCGAAGGTGGACCGCTTTTCAGCACGCGCACGAGCCGCAGCCTTCACGTCCGAATTCGGGATCGCATCATCCAGGCCGTAATCTTCGACAGCCGAGCTTTCTTCGCCTGCCGTGAATTCGACCTGATTGACTTGCCCCTTGCGACCGACACGGGTTTCAGGGACGGTAAAGCCTTCCGAAAGCGGAAACTTCATCCACATGAACTGTTCGGACAGAACTTCAAGAGGCGGGAGAACACGACGCCCAATCAGGGTATGCGCCGGGTTACGATAGCCGATCGCAATGGCGGTCAGCGTGGGATCAATAGGAAATGGGCGCTTCATGAGCTTTCCTCAAAACGGTTGTGATCGGCCAGCGCCGGTTGACGCTGGCGCGGTTACGGTCAGGCTGTGCCGATGCAGCCGGGCGCGAAGAGGTACGGCACGATGTCGTTTTCGTCGGCATCCTGCATGGCAAATCCGATGATGCGCACGAGCTTGCCAGCAGCAGGCACCGCCTTGATGGCGCGGCCCTGCGCGTCGGAAGTCAGAGGGTCGCCGAATACGAAAGTTCCGCCTGCACGCACTTCGCCGTGTCCGCCCTGGATAACGTCGAGCATTCCATCCGCAGGCGCGCCCATGCTGTCTGCAGCACCGATCAGCGGATCGGTCTCGGACGTGGCAACCGCAACGCCGTCCACACCGGCCTTGACGATCAGATAGCCTGCAACAGCGGCAAGGGCGCGGAAGCTCTTGATGAAAGTGGGGGTCACTGGCGCTTCTCCTTCACATGAGCCACGGCATCGGAGATCGAAACCGTGATGCCCTGCGCGGCCTTTTCGTTGACGTAGGCGCGGGCCTCGTTGGCGAGAGCGACCGGATCAAGATCGGCTTCCGCCGTAATTTCCGGCTGCTTGCCGTCAAGGTTCGACGGCGCTGCAATGACGGGCAGCGTCTTCACCAGGGCGTTGAACTTGTCGAGACCGCCATCGAGCGAACACATGGCGCGATAGGTTTCGCGGGTGGCGGGCGTGATCTTGCCCGCCTGGGAAGCAGCATCAAGCGCAAGATCAATTTCGCGCTCGGCGCTCTTTTCCTGAAGCTGCGCAAGCGCGGTCTTCGTTTCGTCCAGTTCGGTACGAAGCGACGACAATTCCGCCGCGCCGCCATTTTGAACGGCAGCGAGCGCGGTTGCCGTATCTTCCTGCAGCTTTGCAATGGCGGCGGTGATTTCCGCCTGACCGCCCTTGTCATCGATCTTAAGCGCCTGGCATAACGCCTTGCGCTCGCCGTCACGCGTGGCAATCGCGGAAAGGATGGCGGCTTCGTCTGCCGCTTCCGCGAGACCAAGCGCCTTGGCAATAGTCTTCAGCATGTATGTCTCCTGTTGTGATTGTTGCTTTGGCTGCTCGTGGGCAAGCGCCGTCATGACGAGCGCAGGCCGATTGACGAGACCGGCACCGTTCAGGCGCGTGATGACGCCCTCACGGGTGTGGTTGAAATCGGGAGAAATGAAGCGGTATTCGCGATTGACGATCTGCCGGGCAGCTTTCGCAACCCATTCGACGCGGCCCCATACACCGCCGCGACGCTCCTCCAGCTCGACAATCCAGCCAGCGGCAGGCGCTTCCTCGCCCTTCGGGGCCTTGTGAGCCTGGGCATGTTCGTAATCGATTGCGAGCGGGCCGTTGTTCGCAGCGAAGGCAGCAAGCACGCGGCTCGGCTCAAGCGTCCATGCGCGACCGTCGCGGGCCTTGATCTGCGGGCCAGCCGGAAAAAGCTCGATCCACTCCGGCGCGGTGCTGCCAGAGCTTGCGAGATCGGTTTGAAAAATAGCTGTTGCGGTCGCGTTCATCATGAGCGACAAAGTGGCGTGTTCGCCGCTCAATAGCGCCCCTGACAGTGTCAGGCGAAATAACTACCGGCCTGAAGCCGCAATCACACTCTCACATATAAACATAGAACCGTTTTTGAGGCACCTTAAAAGCCCACTGGCGCGAATAAATACAAGAGACGTGGAAATTTATCGTTTGCCTTGGTAAAGCGCGTGCACGGCCTTAATCCGCAGTAAGATCAAAAGGCGTTCCATGTCGTCTGCCAGATCATCGCTGTCGCGTGCCAACTGGTAAAGAGTTTCGGGATTAGCCTGTATAAGATTTTTCCCTCGCACCACATAAGTTGACTCGCCGTCTTTGAGTTCATGCAGAAAGGCACCGTGAGCGTAATTGTTCCTATCCTCAGCTAATTGCTTGATACGCTCTAGGTTTATTCCGCCTAGGTCATCAATGTCGGTCATTAGGTGGGCCAAAACATCCCGGCATGCGTTGAGATTTCTAAACACCTTACGCGTCTTATCGGACAGGGCTATCAAGCCCTTCAACTGGAAGGCCGTCGCAACGATTTCGAAAGTGCACTGCTCGATACGATTAAATGCAACTAGGAACTTGCCCAGGCTTTCCTCGTAGTCCGAACGTCGTTCGTGAAATTCCTGCTCGAACTGCTCACCGAAATAATCATCACGCTCGTCCGTCATGTCAGCCCCCAATTGAAATCTGACCACTTATAGCGCATATTGATGAAAGAGCGCGAGCCAGTTTAACCAGGACGGCTTGCCGGACCTGCGAGGGCGTGACGCCCCTCCGCGCTCGATCACTCCACCAGAGTTTCAGCCCGCCGCGCCCGCTCAATCACCTTGAGCGCTTCCTTCTCGCTCTTGCGGTGCAAGCTGACCAGCCACCATTCCAGACCGTCATTGGCCGACTTCACGACCGTGCGCCACCAGACACCGCCAACCGCGCCAATAAATGCGGCGGAACGGCCACGGCGAATGACGGCTGCAGGATCTCGCAGCACGCCGATCGCTGCCCGGAAATCATCAGTGACGAGATTGCGGGCGGCATGTTCTTCTATGATGTGCCTGACGCTCTGATCAGAAAGCTTCACAAGTGCGGTTCTGGCACCAAGGGCTTCGACAACCGATCGGCCAACCTGCGCGACCGGAAGTGCTGCGCCTTTCTGCAGATAACCTTTCGCAAGCGCGTCCATGAGCGGAGAGCCGACAATATCGGTCACGGCAACGCTCTGGCGCTGTGGCGGCATGGCGTCTACCTTGCCGTAAAGAAACTCGCTGACGTTGCGTCCGCGCGTCTTGCCGGGGTTGGTCTCCCATCGCGGATCGATACCATCCGGCACCATGGATATTTGGCCGGTGCGCTTGTTGCGCCATTCCTTCATGACGACAACAGGCGGTTCCTGGCCTTCCTTCCAGCCAAGGCGCTCGGCCTCGCGTTGGGTAATCTGGCGGATGCGGCATTTGCAGCCCCAACCGTTGGGAGGGTAATGCGTATCCCAAAACGGATGATCGACGGGCAGGACAATGCCAACCCATGTTTCATGTTCGGGCCGACGCTCGGCGGATACGGAAAGCAGATAGACCAGGAACGGCAGGAAGCGCTTGTTGCGCACTGTCTTTTCCCATTCGCCTGCGGCATGGGCCGACCGGATATTTGACCAGTAGATGGTGCGCAGCCTTCGCGGACTGCCGAGCTGCACCACTTTCGGGACGCCGTCTTGCGGATCGACCGCGATCTTTCTGCCCCACCAGCCTTTTTGCTGAAGGATCGGCGTGAGCTGGTCGCGGAAATGTTCGAACGGCAACTGGTCGCGGATCGACTCGGCCATCGCGGCACGAATATCGTCCAGAATATCGAAGCCCGCGGACTTGGCGACCATCCACGAATAAGCATGTTCCTCCGGCGCGATATCGCGCCAGTCGAATGTCGGCTTCGATTTCTTGGCATCGAAATAGCGGACAACCTCGGCGGGCGCGGTCTTGAACAGGTCGAAGTTATCCGCCACAGATCAAATCTCCGCGCCGCTATCGCCCAGGCCGCGCGCGATCATGGTGAGCTTCGCCAGCCGGTCGGCCAAAGGCCCGGCGTCCATCTTGGCGGCAAGATCATCAAGCCCGGCCTCAATATCGGCGTAGGATTCAGCTCGCGCAAAGAGCGCCTTAATGGGCTTCAAAAGCGGGTCGAGCTGCGCTTCCCAATTCTCAAGGCCGGTGTCGGCAAGGATGTCCAGCTCGTCGCGCTCGTCTGCGGCCAGCGCATGATAACCGCCACAATGCGGACAGGTCGGGCGCATCGCCTGCGCCTTGGCCGGTCTTTCCTGATCGTCGTCAAGCTCCGGGTCAGGTTTCAGCTCGGCAGGCGGCTGCTTGTCTGGCGTCTTGACAACATACAAGAGTTTTTCGCCATCCTCCGGTTCATCGAAACCGATGCGCTGGCGAACCTTCGGCATACTGACTTCAAGCCCCAGCCGCACAAGCTTGTCGATGACTTCGGCCAGCGCCTTGATGTCTTCACTCTCGGCAAAGGGCAGCACCACAGTTGGATAAGCTTCCTGCGGCCCGAAATTCAGGTCCACGAACGGACGCACCAGATCGCGGTTGATCGTAACCGAAATCTGGCGGGCATCAGCCTTGCCGATATCGTGGCGCACATTCTCATGCACCTTGGCCTGCGCCATGGACGAACCGTCATCGCTGCTCATGGTCTGGGCGTCGCAATGGATCGATGGATGCCATACATTGCCGGTGGTGTGGCCTTCGGAAACGTTAAGAATTCAGTTTCACTCACGGACGGTATAGAGAGCATTGGGGTTTCTCAGAGCAAGACTATGACTGGCTGGACCGCTGGCGCTGGTGTTGATTACGCGGCAACCGACAATGTCATCGTACGTCTTGAATATCGTTATACCGACTACGGCCATAAGGATTTCAGTGTAGTTGATGGCGATCTCAGTGTTGAGGCTCGCAACAAGTTTAAGACACACGACATCCGATTGGGCGTAGCTTACAAGTTCTAATCTGATATTTGATCAGATATAGAGCCGCCTTGTTCGCAGGGCGGCTTTTTTATTCGAAGCAACGCCTCAACGGAATGCGAGGCGGATCCTTGCATATAGCTGACGGCCAGCGAATATAGCCGTAGTTGGAGAATGGGTCTGGGGAAGTCCTCGTAGCCAGACGGCTCGAAAGAGCGCCGACTAGGGCAGATATCCGCCCTCATGCAGTACCGCCCCACTTATCCGGGTAGCGCGAGCCATGAGGGCTACGAAATCAGGAAGTTCGTGGAGAAGCCGCCCTTGGGACGCCATGGAGGCGAGGGCCTGTCTTCCTGAGCACAATCAGAACGGCGGCGCTGAAAGGCGCAATGCCATATACCTGCACTGGTTATTGGCTGGTGTAAGTCGCGGTAGCGGCGAGAAGTGCGGTGAGGCGCAAGGTTTGAGGCGGATAGAAGCCGACCGGAAGCGTCCTCTCAGAAGAGACCCTCGGTGCAGGTCGCCGTTCTGATAACCAGTTCTACCCACTTCTAAGCGGTTTAGCTTAGTTTTCAGCCGTCGCCTTCGGGTGGCGGCTTCTTCGTATCATAAGGAGCGACACTCCTTTCACTAGCCCACCGGGCGTCTAGACCAAGGCTTCATTCGCGGCTTAGAACCATCGTCCCCGCTCCGGGGTGGGTACCCCTCATATAGGCGATAAGTGAAGCAAGCCCGGTAACTCATCCCGCCATTCGCAGCACTCAAACTGCGCGAAAGGAAACATAATGTCAGATAGAGACGAGAAGGGGCAGTTGCCTTGCAGGAGCTGACCAAGTTCTCAGAAATGGCGGCAAAGGTCAGCGTCGCATGGGACACGTCGCAGGGGGAAACCGGCGATGCGCTGGCAAAGATCAAAACCCAGCTTGGCTTTAACGTCGACCAGATCGGTTTGCACGCTGACGCCATCAATCATCTTGCAAACAATACCGCCTCGGCAGCTCGCGACCTCGTCGAGTTTGACAAGCGCGTTGCCGCAACCGGCAATGTTTGGCTTTTCCGACACTCAGACGCTCGCTTTCGGTGCGTCCATGATTTCGGCGGGTGCTGAGGCGGAAGTTGCGGCAACATCGTTCCGCAACATGGGGCGTGCGCTGACGAAGGGCGAGCAGGCAACAAAGTCGCAGCGTTTGGCATTTGCAAAGCTCGGTCTCGACTCTGTCAAAGTATCGAAGAACATGCAGAAAGATGCGCTCAAAACCACGTTGAACGTGATTGAGCGCATTCAGAAGCTGCCAAAAGACCAGCATATCAGCATTGCGTCCGCCTTGTTCGGTGATGAGGCGCGCGCACTCATGCCGATCATTGCCGATACAAAAGAGCTGCGCCGCGAGCTGCAAATGGTGGGCGTTGAGGCGAATTACAGCGGATCCGCGTTTCAGGAATATATGGTTCGTGCGGAAACAACGTCAAACGCGCTGCAGCTGATCGGCAATAAGCTCAAGGCCAAGGGCATCGAAATCGGCGACGGCTGGCTGCCAACGGTCAAGGATATTGGCCTTGGCATCGGTGATGTACTGGACACGCTAGACAAGCACGTCGGTGTCTTTGATGAAATCGAAATGGCCGTAAAAGGCTTGATGAGCGGTTTCGGCTATGGCGGCACCGGCGGCGTCCGCGAAATGATCGGCGATATCGGTGATCTCCTGTTCGGCAAGGCATTTGAAGGCGACGGCACGCAGGTCGATCAGCGCATGATTGATCTGGCCAAACTTTCAACCAATTTCCGTAAGATCGGCCTCGACCTGAAAGCCTTCTCCGAGGATATCGGTGCAGGTGATATTTTGGGTGCCGCCGGTCACGTTTCTGATGCCATCAGCAAAATGTCTGGCGCTGCCACAGTCATAAGCGCCGTCGGCGTTGCAGCGACCGGTGCGGCTATAATCAGCTTGGCAGGTGGCATTACCCGCTTGGCATTCTCTCCATTTGGGCGGATATACACAACGGTACAGGGTGAAATGGTGGATGCGATCTGCCGTAAAATATATGGCGATGAAAGCGGATATGTCGAGCAAGTCATGGACGCGAACCCAGGTTTGGCGGCGCTCCCTCATCGATTGCCGATGGGGACAAAAATTCACCTGCCGGAACTGAGTAAGGCAGACGATAGGCAGACGGTTGTTTCGCTCTGGGATTAATCAGCCTGCGTCAACCTGAAACATGGTTTTGTAGAATGATGTCCAACTTCTGTCGACTTTGCCTTTGCAGGTGAATTTGTCGCCTTTATGCAGCTTTGTCACGATATCGCTCCATTGTCTCGACATGCCGCAGCGCACCAACACATTGCGACCAAGGTCGAGGTCGACCCAGTAGCCGGATAACATGCCTTCTTCCACTTCGGTCACCGCGCCCGTTAATTCATAAATCTGGCCTGACATATTCTTGTCCCACCATGCTTGCTGTTCGAGTTCTGTCTTGTTTCTATTGATGCCAGACAGAATTTCGGCGGCGGTAATGCTGTGGGGTTTTGGCTCCGGTTTCGTTTCTCGCTTTGGTTCGTCTTGGGTGACCTGTTTGTTGTCTGTAACTGGTGTGGCTGCCATAATTGCGGCATCTACGGCAAGTTCATTCGGGTTTCTCTGGCAGAACCGATACATGCTAACGAAGGCAGTCGTTTGATCTGCACTTGTTGCGCGTGAAAATCTCATACCTTTTCTTGCCAGAAAAGCACCCATCGCCAACATTGTGACTTGGTTCAACCCGTGATTGGTCGCACTCATCAATTCGCCACCGTGCAGGTAGGCAGATTCGGTGTCTCGTATGTAATCCGCGCAGGTAAACTTTTCCTCGGCTAGAGCGGATGTCACGCAAAGTACGGCGGCTCCAGCGCAATAAAATCTCAGAAACGTCATATCCCCTCCGGCTCAACAGGCTGGATGCCCCCAATAGGCTAATTCTATGAAGACTCCAGCCTTTGAAATAAAAGTCAACGGTCAAGCCGTCGCATCCATTGTGAACGAACGGCTCATCTCGTTGACGGTCACGGACAAAGAGGGGGGTGGCTCGGATTCGATTGATGTCGACCTGAATGATGGAAACCCTTTTGCCGCTATCCCTAAAAAGGGTGACAAGATTGAGGTGTCGCTTGGCTATGCAGAGACCGGCATTCTTCCTTTTGGCTCATACACGGTCGATGACCCTGAAATTCGCTGCCTGCCTTATGGCATGAGTATTCGCGGGCGAGGGGCGAGCATCCGCGACAAGTTCAAGCAAAGCTAATCCCGGACTGGCGGCGCTATCGCATCGATTGCCTGTAGGAACAAGGATCGCTATGCCCGACATCGACGTGGCAAGCGACAGCCAGCCGGTGGTAGCGCTTTGGGATTAGCTGCCACCTATCCCTCCAAGTGCCGCTGCACCGATGAAGCCGACAAGGATTTGCCCTAAAATAACTTGCATTGTTTGGCGGCTTGTTAGGCCTAGTATTGATCCAATAATTGCTGAAACCACCAAGCTGCAGAGCAAGGTGAGAAACAGATTATCAACGGATAGTATTATTGCACTGCCTACAGTGACAACCATTGCAACTGCGGCAACGATAGCTCCTTTCCATGGTGCGGCATTTGCCGTTTTCGCCCCCAGTGCTCCGCCGACCAGAGCTAGCACCATCATTAAATAGAGAACTTCGTTTTCGTTCATTAGCCCCGCCCATATTGGAATCCCATAATGAAGACTCCAGCCTTTGAAATAAAAGTCAACGGCCAAGCCGTCGCATCCATTGTGAACGAATGGCTCATCTCGTTGACGGTCACGGACAAAGAGGGGGTTGGCTCGGATTCGATTGATGTCGACCTGAATGATGGAAACCCGTTTGCCGCCATCCCTAAAAAGGGTGACAAGATTGAGGTGTCGCTTGGCTATGCAGAGACCGGCATTCTTCCTTTTGGCTCATACACGGTCGATGACCCTGAAATTCGCTGCCTGCCTTATGGCATGAGTATTCGCGGGCGAGGGGCGAATATCCGCGACAAGTTCAAGCAAAGCCGGTCCCGGCACTGGGATGATAAGACTGTCGCCGAGATCCTGCAGCAGATCGCTTCCGAAAATGGTTTGCAACCCGTCATCGACGACGAGGTTGCTTCGCACAAATATGACTGGTTCGGTCAGCAGGATGAGAGCGACATGCACCTCTGCGAGCGTCTGGCGCGTATTCATGGTGCGTTGTTCTCGGTCAAGGATGGCAAGCTGATCTTTGCGAAGCGTGGCAGCGGAAAATCCGCGAGCGGAAAAGACCTGACGCCTATTGTCGTTGGGCCGTTCGAGATAGTGCAGGGCACATGCCGGATCAACTTCGCCTATCGCAAGAAGGTCAAAACGGTGCGCGCAAAGGTTCGCGACCGCGCCAAGGCCGAGACGGTCGAGGTCGAGGAGGATAGCGACGAGGAAGGCACTGCCGATTTTACCGTGAAGGAAAATTTCAGCACGGAAGCCGAGGCGAAAAAGGCTGCGAAGTCCAAGGCTGAAAGCCTCACGGCTGAAACGGTCAAGACCTTCGTCACAGTGTTTGGTGATCCGACCATTCGGGCAGGCGCGCCTTTTTCCTACCAGAATGTGCGGCCGGAAATTGACGGCATTGAATTCATCATCGAGACAGCAACGCATCGCATCAGCAAATCGGGATATATGACCGATATCGAGGCGAAGCTAAAGCCGGTCGCCAGCAGGTCATCCAAGGACAAGAAAAAGTCGACTTCGGCCAGCACCTCGAAAACCAACAAGAACAGCTCGAAAACGCCGGCGGTTCCAGACCCCAAGCCGCAAGCGCCAGCAACATCAACGACAGGCGGCTCTCCCATGGGGTGGGGGATTGGTCGCGCTTAGCGATTTTATCGTTTTGATAGTACCCCTGCGTGTTCGCGGCTGTCTCCAGTCATGACGTTTATCAACGGTTGAATATCTTCTTTTTTCCCATCGACTGACAGGTTTCTCATGCACCTTGTGTCCGATTGGCGGCGCGTCTTGCAAAAGGCGTGGTCTGTCCGCCTCATTCTGCTTGCCGGAGTTCTTTCCGGTCTTGAAGTCGTATTGCCGTTCCTGGGCGACAATTTCCCCATTCCCTCCGGTGCTTTTGCATTGCTGACCTTCGTGGTGACGATGGCGGCATTCGTGATGCGCCTTGTTTCTCAGAAGGTGTTCCGCGATGGCGAGTAAACGTGCAAAAGCTGCTTTGGCATCTGGCCTGGGGCTGGTTGCCCTTACGGCTACTTATCTGACCGCGCCTTGGGAGGGCATGGAGAACCATGCCTATTATGACAGGCTCGGCAGGGTTTGGACCGTGTGCCTGGGGAAACCAGGGGTGTCAAGAAAGGTGATTATTACACCGACAGGCAATGCCGCGAAAAGCTCATAGCTCGTTTGGAGAATGATTTTCGCCAACCGCTGCGAAAGTGCATCCGCACAGGGCCAACGCGCTTGTTATTGAAGCCTACCAAGTGCAGTTGCTGAACGCTCGCGCAGCCGAAGCCGCGCAGATCGAAAAATCTGAACAGGAGATAGCAGATTATGAAAAGAAGCTGGCAGCTGCGGGCCGTGCCTGTCTGCTTGATCGCGATGATTTGCAGTTCCTGCGCCAGTGATCGGCGGCTGCGCGAGGCTGCTGAACAGCAAGGCAGGGCGCAGGCGGGCATTGTACCTGCCGATTATCCCGATGACTGTCGTGAGAAAGAACCGCATGCACCATTGATCGAGGGGGTGGAAGTCCGCTTCCTCCTTAAACGGGAGCGAGCGGCGCTAGATAGGCAGAATGCGCGAACGGATCGATGTGCAGAATTCTATGATAGCTGGGCAAGGGGGCTACGGTGA